CTCTTGCATAGCATAAATGGCAAGGAATTCGAGACAAAGTCTCACTACATCCAATGACAAATATACCATGTTCGATCGAAATACATAAATAACATGAGTACTCTGGAGAAGCTCCATCTCACTCATTGAACATATTTAATATTTCTCTGCAGTGGAAAATACTAACGATTAATGGTATCTTTATAGAATATTAATAACACACGACTACTACATGCCTCTCACGCCGAGAAGGCTATGCATGTCCCTACTCACATCGTCGGTGGTGTGTCTCTCCGTGTTCTCCTCTGTTGATCCTACACTCCCATCCAAGCCAAAAAGATTTCTTTTTGCTCCACGCAATGCTGCTGCTTTCATTTGGATGTGTGCTTCACGAGCCCTAACTGGTGTCTTTGACGTCATTTCATAAAAGTCAAAAGCAAACCGGGCTAGACTCATGTCGGTTAAATTTCGCTGAAGACCATAGCGTGGCATGTATGGTCGCTCGTGGTTACGCTTTTCAATATACGCTTCAGCAACGTTACTGAAATGGGCCATTATTTGCCGTAATGTGGGTTTGGCGTTGTCTATGATTGGTTTCAAAGGAAATTCCACTTGTTCCTCACCGTCCATCATGACCCACATCCCGTTTATATTTGGTGATGTACCATTCTCTATACACCACACCATTAGTCCATTCAGGACTACTGTCATTTTGCTATCATCGAGTTCGTATTCGTCACGAACCCCCTCATACCAGGTGTTGAACTGTTGCTGTGTTGCTCTGGTGTTGGAAATATCCACTTGGTCTGGTGTGTAGTCAATGAGATGCTCAAGATGTAAAGCTGGTTTTCCTTTGTACAGTGGCATTTTCATCTTTCCATTTAGCTTTTTCAATCGTGGGATGCTGATTGTCCCTTTCGTTCCAACATCTACGTCCTTATCTCGATTGGGTTGCGCGATTTCGCTTGGTGGTTGTGAGCTACTAGAAGTGGTATCCATTTGCTTTTTCCCACGACTACTGACGCGAGCTTCATCTTGACCGGCATCTAATGCCTGCTTGTCTGCTTGATGGTACACAGACACAGATTCATCGCCATCATAACCATCCATGATTTGCTCGACATAGAACTCCAAATCCTTCTGCTCCACATCCTTGTCGAGGTACAGCTTTCTAAGCGCGCTCTCAGCAATATAGGGTGCTTTACCCTCTGAAGCTAAACCACTAAATGGTGCTTGCTCTAAGAGCCACGCATAGAACTTGCGAATCTCATGAGTGAGATCATCATAACCCCACGATTCGATCATTGAAGCACAAATTGCCTCTAATCTGTGACTTGGTTCCTTCGATCGGTCCCACTCAAGAATTGAGACAATGCGTTCTCTTTCAAGTTTTGGTATCCAAATTCCCTCACGCTGCATTCCTTTGTGTGACATGAACCACAAATCACCCTTGTTGCGTGTTCGCGAGTCAAATGTGTAGTTCAAGCCCAGTTCTTTGAAATGGTTTGCCATCGAGTCTAATATGCACTCATAATCCGGCGCAACACTAATAAGCAAGTCATCTCCATTAATGAAGAATTTGCAAACCGTGTTCTGTTTATCTGTGTCCACTCCTTCTTTTAACAGCGCGTATCGCATTGCAAGCAACACCATAAGCGAATTATCAACAACTGTAGATGGCTGCCCACTGTTGTTTCCTTTAAATTTTTTGACAATTGTCCCGTCGGGCGTGGATATTGGTGTATACACTATTTCAGTGTATAAATTTTGAAGCATCTGCTTGCCAACCGGCCAGTCTTCCATAAATTCCAGTCGTATTTGTAGCACAGCATTGATGATGTATGGTGACAAAGAACTATCAAATTGCGATCCATCGGCATCACAGTAAATCCAACCATCGGGTAGCGCTGATAAAAGAGTGTCCCATCCTCTATAAAATTTCGTCATTCCGACGCTCCATGGTGCCACCAGGTTGTGGTCATAAAATTGATTGTTGAAATCATCAACACAAGCTTTTCCTGCCAAAAGAGTGTCAAGTGGAGCTGCTGTAAACGTCCGTGTTTTGTTAGCTTCCACCTTGACCCGTGGCCTCAATTCAGCCTTCAATGATCCGTTCCACACACCCATTTCTGACTTGAACAATCGCTCACAACTTTCAAACAAGATTTGTTCTTTCATATCGCTTGTGTATCCCTCAAAGTAATCTCGTTTCTTGCCTTTATACAATGCACCGACAGCTGATTTCATATTCAAGGAATTAAAAATGCTTTCACCATCCGTAATAAAGTTGCATTGCTCAAAACCATATTTCTGCAGTTCACTAATCACTGCCCTCATTCCACGTTCAAATAGTGTGTGATCCACGGTGCCCAACTCAATTACTGTTGCATATTTGAGGAGATCCTTGGCATATGCGTCTTTGTTTAGTCTACTACGTTGATAGTGTCCTAACAACGGAGTAAAGAATTTTTCTGCATCGGGGTGTAGGCGTAGGTATAAATCGAACATTTGACACTTTCCTTTCACTGTGTGCTTGGTGACCAGCTGACTTGGAACTGATGCGACAGCTTTCAAATTCCCGTGTAGTTGCTCATACATCCACCGCCCTCTTTCCATTTGTGAGTACACCGATGTTTCGTCCAAATCCATCACAAGCTTTGCTGTATTAAACATTCCCTTGGGTTGAGCTGCTTGTATGTTCAATGCGCCCCAACTAATACTCTCTGTGTTGTACTTCCAATGCTTCACCCACTCATGATTTTCGGAGGTTTCTAAGTATGTTTTGGTGAAGTCTGCTGGGAAGCTAGCAAAGTAGTTTATAGAATTTGTGAAATTTGACAAACTATGCAATCCAAGAATGGCTCCATCCTTTGTACTGACAATTGGTGATCCACACTGGCCATCCTTTGTGCTTATCCAGTGTTTCCAGAAATTGCTGTCCTTCACATGTATGATGGTGCTCGACTCAGACACTAGACTTGTGACACTTTTTGCTTGAAAGTTTGAGCCAACTATGCAAACTCTTTCATTATTAGTGGGGCTCCTAAACACCATCTTTTGCGGAAATTTTGGGCAGTCTCTTGGAAGCTGTATTAGTATTAAGTCTCTATCGGGTACTGGAAACAGTTGGAGTTGCGTCGTGTTGCGTATGATAAACTCGCCACTACGAGTCTGTATCAAGAGCTCTCCATTATTACGCTCAAACAAATGACGATTTGTTAAAATCATTGGGCCGTAACCAACACCATACAACGAGTTGATATGTCCATCTGACGTGTTAGTCAGTTTGCAAATGTTGTTTGATATCGGGTTATAGTCTCGTAAGCCTTTGAACATCGAAGCACTTTCATGATCGACTATATCGCCTGTGCTTTCTTTTGGGACGTCGGCGAGTGCAACCTCAATTGGGGCGCCTGTTTGCCGCAGTTCAAATTCTCTCTCAGGAAAACCGGCAATTGTTGCGAATTTATTGCATACAAGTAGTGGATTATGCGGTGTTAAGTCAACTTTCAACGCCCTGCCTGTTTTATTGTTCATAAAGTATGCTTGAATTCCCGGGTTGCTTCTTATAGTTTGTGCTTCCAAAAGCTCATTTTCCAAGTAAACATGTCTGACCGCTGTGAAATGTTCTTGAACTAGGTGTATATCAGTGACTGGATTCTCATCAATTGTCGCGCCTGTAAGTGAATCGACATACCTCACTGCTGAAAAATCATCTGGGTCGAACCCGTACATGTTGGCAAATCTACGCTGTTTTGACCCCATGCCTCTAGTTCTCCCTTGTTTCTTACCTTTGGCTCTGTAAGCTGCTCCAAAGAAGTGTTCGACCGTTCCGTCATCACCATATACTTCCCTACCTGTCTTACTGTCGCGAGCTTGGCGGAATTTGAGCTTCTGATTTTGACGCTTTCCTTTAGCTTCGTGGTGTACAACATCTTTGAATGAGGTGGAGAAGTGCTGTAGTATCATCCAAATGCCACCACTCAAAATTCCTGCTAAGATGAGAATATCGCGTGTTATAAGACTCGCATTCCAACGTCCTTTCAAATTAAAGAATTTGCTCACTGAGTGAGTGGTTTGATGATATACTGATTCAAGAGCTCCAAAGTCCTGTATGTAATTTTGCGCCACTGTGTTATTCAGCTGCATGTATGAATTGTCGACACTTAGATTTTTGAATTCACACAATTGTGCTTTCGCAGCTTCGAGGATTCCAATATTTTCTACTGTATGATCCACTGCAAAATGTGAGCGTATGGCATTCGCAATGCTTTGAAGCGAGAAATTTGAGGATGACACTGTGTTTGCTGTAACTGTCCTAAAGTACTCTTGTTTCCTGCGTTCCTCAGCAATGAGTGTATTAATGATGCGCACTGTTCTCTGTATTGCTGTTATGTCTGTTTGTAGCGTGTACGCTATTTTACAAGCGCTGGCACTAGATAGTTTTCCAAAACCAGCATCACCTTTAAACTTCGTGATGATTCCCCATATCTCCTCGTGCATTTTCTCTGGGATTTCCTTACACATGAATGGGATTCGGATATCTTGTCTGTCGTCGACATTACTTCCAAGCCTTGCATATTCAGCACTCGTGAGCCATGTTCGTATCCCCTTGTTTGGGATTGCAAGTTTACTTAAAATGAGCTCTGAGTCTCTCAACTTGAACTTTTTCAGCGCATTATGAATTGCTGGGTGCACAGATCCATCAAATCTCACTAAGTTGACCATGTAGAACGGTGTAAGCTCAAATTGCGCCATGGTGCGTGCTTGCTTAACCGTTGCGTGCGCGAGCAAGCTTGTGGTTACGTTATTCGCTATGACTGGTAGTCCATAAGTGAAACACATAAATGCCGCTTCTGTTGCTATACTACTTGGGACTTCACTTAGTCCTTTTTCCGTGTGTCCTATGCGGATCGCGCACCCTGCCTTGTGTCTGCCAACTCTGCCGAGTCGTTGTATTCGCTCTCCAAAACTAACAGCTATCTTCCGATAATTCATCATCCTATTATCGCTGTCTAGTGATGGCACAACTTTCGTCCCAAAATCGACTACTACTTCAATGTCTAGTGTAACACCATTTTCAATTATGTTTGTTGCTACAATGAAGTGCTTCTTGCTTGGCGTTCCACATGTGACCACCTCCACTTTGCCTAGTTTCATGGTTCTTCCGTCAACCTTCGTAACTTTGTAGTTTTTATCGAGCAATAGTGTACTTAATGTGTCAACTTCGTTGTAACTTGCCACATACACTAGTATGTTATCGCCATGCTGGGTTGCATCACAGTTGGCTCCAGTTCCTTGTATTTGTGAAAACGATTGTAGTGACAAGGCATCCTCTGTTATTATTTTCACTGGACACTGCGTGGAAAAAGTTGCTTCCCTACCTGGTGGGGTCGCTGAAACTTTGATGACTTTTCCTGTGTATGCGTTTCCATGGAGGAGGCATCGCATCGCCATTGCATTCGCATCGTGCACATGGCACTCATCAAAGATCACAAAGTCAAACTCGTTTATACGACTTCTGTTGTGTGCGAGATAATGTAGAGCAAAACCAGTTGTCATAACTGTGATTGGAGTTGACCCAAATGATGTCAGACCGCGCATGCGTAACGTTGTATTGAGATAGAAAGGTTCTCGGGCTAGATGTCTATGAACGTTTTCTGCCAATGGCCTTGTAGGCTCCAGCAATAGAACACTACCATGTTTCGATAGATGCGATGGCAAACCAGTTGATTTTCCCGAGCCAACCGCGCCCATTAAAAGTATGTCAGTATAACTACCATGCGAGATGTCATTTGCCACTTGTAACGCTGTCTCTCGTGTGAATGTCATGAAATGCCCTTCTGTTCTATAATGCGGTACAGTCAACCCATATGTGATCTGATGATCCCACCATGACTGGAATGTGTGTTCAGTGTTAAGCCCCTCGCACGTTGTCTCATCCTGGGTTATTTCGAAGTCAACTGTCAAATTCTTCTCACTCAAATCATCTTGTATGTCGTCGAGTGACTGATGATACACTGTTGGGTCTGCAGATGACATTATATTCTTGAGTTTGTTAAGCACTTTTGCGACACAGTCACTTCGCTCACTATCGAACATCATTAAGATTAACGCTACAAACGCCACGATCTTCTCCAAGTCTTGTTCAGATTTACGCCTAGCTTGATGGACTACTTCTGTTTCTGGTTCCAAATGTCGCACAAGATGTGGTTGTTTCACTTTTAAGAACTCTTTAAATTCCTCTACCGTTGGTGTTTCTTTCTTCTCCGATTTGTAGAGGTTGTACCACATCTCAATCTGTTGATTCACGAGTTTATTCTCTAATTGCAGATTAGCCATGTGCACAGTTCTATGACTTGTGACCAAGTGTTGTCCTTCTCTTAATATAGTTAGCAGCAAACTAACAACACATAGTACGTTGATGAACTTGACAATATCCGGAACCATATAGTTAATTAGTGAGAGCGTGGTTGTCGCGCATCGTGTGCTAACTTGGCGAGTTATCTTAGATACTTTGTTTCTAACCACCTCTTGACTTCTCTTGAGCATGCTTTTAGCTCGACCAAAATAAAAGGCCATCGATTCGCTGTATCTGCCTCCTAAATCTGAGTCTCCTTGTGGGTGCAAACGCTCGCGTGTAGAGATTAAGAACTTTGACGATCGCAATATTGCACAAGATTTTGCACGAAAGCTTAACTCGTTCCATTGGTCTTCCAAGATTTGCAGATAATTTTTTTCCATTACCTCAATGCTCGCACTCCTTAAATGGTTGTAGCCGGATTTATCTAACTCAGCGTTCGCTTCAGAACGTGACGCAAGAACCATCAGCATCTTCATTGCTGTCGTATATGGTATTATGTGTCTCTGTTTTATTCCTTGTATTGCCTCAATCATCCCTGGTGCTCCCTGCTCGAGGATTTGGATTTGCGCCATGACGCTTTTAGCCCTTGAGACCTTTGTTGCCAGTGATTTGAGAATTATTAAAAGAACGACTAAGTCATTATCCTTCTGCAAGAAGTATTTCGACAAGGACTCTAGACTACCACTATTATATAGTGCTAATAACACTCCTGGTGAAAGCATGGCATATAGAGGTAAGTACCTATTCCACATTAGATTTTCTCTCATTTCATGTGGTTTATAGATCCCTCGGATTAACACTTTCAAATTCCATTCTGGGTCACATAACGCTTCTTCAAACTCTTCATTACTCAGAGGGTCTCCACCAACTAAATAGTGTTTCAGGTCTGACTCTAATGCATGCTCTGTGAATTTAATCAATTGCTCGACCGTATTGGTCTTGAGCACGTGGTAACCCGTGGTCATGGATCCATAAGAATCTATGACGTGTATCGTTTTGTGTTGGTGATCCACTAGCATTCTGGGCAATTCTGCTCCACTCACATCAGGAAAGAAAAATTTGAGTAGGCAACAAGCTGTGGCAACGTCAAGGAGTGATGGCCATTTTCCCAATTTGTCCATTATCACGTCTCGTACCATCTTTGTGAAAGTCTTTGCTTCAGATTCATTGACATTGACCAGCATGGCCAAGAAAATGTTAATATAACAATATCCATCCTTCGCAATATACATCTTCTTGCTCTCATCTGTTGGTAAGTCCACGTATTTTGGATCGCCACTGTTTCCAATAACTAGGTGGTGTTTCGTTGGCATTTTGAGGCTAGATAACAGAGGCTCACCTGATTCATTTGTCACACAACAACATGAGTGCACGAAATCTCCTCGCATTAAGCTCACACATTCCTTCGTCACAGGTTGTGGTGGTACCTCTTCACCACGCATTAAATCCCGCAAGGCCTCAAAATTTGTTGGTACCAGCAATCGCCCAATAGCTAATTTCCGTGTACAATTTGGGCTCGAACGAATTTCAAATTTTGCATAGCCTTCTGATGGGTTAACTTCATTGAAGTAGTTGCTGAAGAACCGTTTGGCGTGGTAGCCTCTTTCGCCCCATATGAAATTTCCATTTCTATCTCGTTGATTGTCACACATTAAGGTTGGGTTAACATGCGCTTTTTGCGAGATCTTGTTTCTGAAAGACTTCAACGAGCCTTTCTCAATGTTTTCCGTCCGGTTTTTCATGTATCTCGCTATTTCTAACAAATATGCCATACTTTCTATGTGCTCGCGCTTGCTTGCCATTGGTCCTTTAACCAAAATTGCATTAAGCTTGTTTATATGTGGGAACAAAGCTGTGCTGCGGCCCCCTGTGATACTCTGTATTTCCGCAAAGGTGTTGTAGTTTGCAGAAACGTCCACTAATGAGTTGCCGAATCTTTCGAGAATATTGACTGCGTGTGGGAATGTTGAGTGATTCTGTAAGATCAATTGTCTATATTTCTCTACTTTACGTGATAGATTCTCAATTGATGCTTGGCCCTCATTATTCACATTGCTGTCGACGCATTGGGTGCATGTGATCTTTCCACATGGAAACATGGCCAGACACATCAGAGCTGCAACAGAGCCGCATTCTTCAACATCTAAATTTGTCTTGCACGTGTGCTCTCTGTCATTTTCTCTGTTCGCTAGGAATGTTTTATTAAATCCGTTCCAAAATTTTTCTCCAGCTGTGCTATAGTGGTTCATGTTGAGCATCATCTGTGTGGACACTCTCATTCGAGCGTCTATTAGTCTGCCTTTACTTGCTCCACGCACTATAAACAAATTGTCCGGTGTTTTTGGCTTGCGCCCTATTAACTTGTCTTTAGCCAACAGCGTGCCGCTCCACCCATGCTGAACTTCGCTCACATGGTGTTGCTCTTTTCCATGGGTTACTCGTAGCGCGACATTGAGCCATTTGTTCACTTGCGCATCATTGACTATGTCGCGTCTGCACAATTTATTTTCCAAGTGCTTGACGTGAACCCGTGCATATACCTTGTTGTGGTCAGTTCGAAATGACATGCGAACAGATTTCTTACGAATCAATATAATCTCCATATTTCGATCGCATGCTATTTGCATGATGTCCTTGACAAGTGTGTTCATCTGTGTGTTGTTGAGCTTGCACGTAGAAAGCTTCTTTCGTACACGACGTGATCGTGTTTTATTCAGTATTTTATGCTCTTTCCGTTCCTCACTTCGTTCCATTGCTGATGGAGTTCGTCCTCCACCAATAGATACACTGCTCAGTGGTGGGCCCCACGGTCCAATCTCGCACTTCATCAAAATGCGTTCTAGTGTTTTGTCGCGTGTTTCAATGTACTCACTCCAACTTAGGTGGTGTTTTTCACCTACTCTGTAGCAGTTAAATTCAACTTCTCCTTCCACTCTTCTCTGCATTCTGTACTTTGCCTCCCACTGCTCAAATGGGTCGCTAGAGTGTACATTAACAGTGCGTTGCTTGTGCTCCATTCTTGAGTG